ATAGTATTATAAATAAATATTTCCGTTTCATTTATTTATAATATGTTATGAAAAAATAATACATAAGAATTATACAACCCTTTATGAAGGTCGGACAATTTCGAAATGAAAATCCAACAAATTGACTTCTATTTTGTTTGTTTCTAATACGTATTTGATATATCTCTCGGAAACGATTCGTCCCTGTGTTCGTCTATATTCCAACAAATTATCTATTCGCTTACCATATATGTGTGCCAATTTGTAAGGAATAATCGCAAACCGGTCATTATAACCTTCATAATGATATTCATCTGGTATACTGATTTTATCCGGATTATTTACAATAGCTTGTATGATTGGTAATGGGTTACTTATAGAAACATCTGGACGAACATACATAATGAATTTGTATGAGTTTCCTTCTTGAACACGTTTTTCCACCATTTCTAGACCTCGTTTTTGGGATTCTAAAGAACATAAATGATTTAAAATCAACAAAGGAAACCATTCGCCATCGTCACAGTCACCTTTATCGTGAAATAATTGGGCATAAAAATAGTCATTAATATTGATAGATTCTTCAAATCTATTTTGATTATGTATTTGATAAAAATCAGGATTGATTATTTTGTGGTCGTCTTCGTCAATTAAAACACTCACATGGTCATTAAAAACCCGTTGTTTATTATCTTCGGTTGTCCACGTATGCATAAATGTTTGATAAGATATATTATTTTGTTTGAGAACATTGAATATATGTGTTTGATGAGTTTCGAATACCTTTTTTAATGAACGGGTCATTCCAAAATATACTATTGCTAAATCATAATTCATTTATGAAAACTAAACAACAATGTTTTATATTTTTTTTATGGCATAAATGAATTTAATCCTACACAATACGGTTTATGTTCTTTATATTTGTGTTTTTGACATTCAAGACTACAATAATATACTGAAAGACATCGGCCACATTTATACAGTCGGATTTGTTCAGTTTTTTTAATCTTACAAAAATCGCACTCTTTTATAATGGTCGAATAAGATGGCATATTTCATGTCTTTCTATGAATACTACAAATAATAATCAATTTTATATTGTATCGAAATCTAGATGGTAATATATATAAATACAAACAATGTCAATACATTTTGTGTTAGATTCTTTTACTGGAAGTGCTACGATGACTACATTGGCAAGTGTAGATGGATTGGATGAAGAACCATCTTTAGATGTAAGTGCTATTGCTGTGTTTTATATGTCGAAAACGGATATACAAAATATATTCAAAGTTCGAACTGATTCTAGTGATATTACCGACATTTCGTATGATGATCTTATGCATTTTGTTCATATGGACAAATGGCCATACAATATTACATTGAATCCAGTGAACGCTATGATGGATAAATCACAGTCCACTAACGCTATTTATTTAGTAAATGAACCGAATAAAATGATGGTTAAACACGATTTTATAAGATATTTAGCAGAAAAATTGTTTAATACACATCAAGGTGTAGATTTAATTAATAATGAAACAGAACTTGTGACAAATCTGACAACTATAGGCAATGATGCGTTTCAAAATGATATTAGCAGTGTTTTGTGGAAATATTCAACAAATGCCGATACGCCATTAGAAACAGGTTATGTGCTTGATTCCGTAACTGGGTTGAAAGCAACAACAAACGATAATACAACTGACGCAAATATTTGTTGGATTTTGTTGAATCGTCTATTAGAGTCAGTTCCAGAGAGGTTTAATGATATTGGAAGTGTGGTCGATTCTAGTGGGGTATTTCCATTACCTATTCAAGAAGGAGACACACTGAATTTCACATTCATCATAAATCCAGCCACAAACCAACACGTTTTAACCAACGTCTCTGAAATTCCAGCCAGAAAATACCAAATTAAAATTGTCATCGATGACGGTAGTGGATTAAATACATTACCATTAGATGTTGGCTCATCATTATTAAGTTATTCGGGAAATATCCAACCTGTATATGGTGGCATAACAAACAATCAATACCCATCCATTGATGGATACGAATCATTTTATATAACCGGTGGAAGTGGTAAAGTAGTGTTTGATAGTGGTGTAGATATTACAGATATATTTCTTGTAGGAGGTGGAGCCGGAGGAAGTTCCGCGGGTAATGGCGGGACTGGTGGAGATGTGCTTCATTATAACACTCTTACATCCACTGGTTCAAACACATTAGAATTTGATGTGACAATTGGAGAAGGTGGAACGTATGATACTAGTGGTAATCCAACATTTTTATATTCAAATGTGTTGGATCTATCTGCCGCTGGTGGAATTGGACTTTCAAAATCGATTGGAACTGAATTTAGTAAAAATAATCTTTATTATGGCGGCTCTGGTGGATACGTCGATGTTGATGCGAGTGGTGCTGCTTATGATGGATATTTAGGAGGAGGTGGTGGTGCTGGTGGTGCTGGTGCAGTATATGGTGTTAATGCCAGCACAGATGGTGCGTTTGGAGGTGGAACATCAAACAGTATAGATGGTGGTGAAGGTGGAGAAGGAGGAACTAATGTGGGTGGTGGAAACAATCATGGGTATACTGGCGGTGCGGGTTCTTCGAGCTTTGCTGGAGGAGGTGGTGGAGGTGGCGGTGGTCCTCCTACAAGTAGTAGTAAGAATGGTGGACAAGGTGGGCAAGGAGGTAGTGGAGGAGATGGACTGAGTGGTGGTGGTGGAGGTCTTGGAATAAAATTAAGAGCTGGTGGTGGAGGAGGAGGAAATGGAGGCGTTGGAACCGGTGGTGGAGGCGGTGCTGGTGGATTAGGTGGCCAACAAGGAGACCATTATATTGTTGGAGATGCTGAAGATGGATATGGTGGAAGAGGAGGTTCTGGTGTTTGTATCTTTATTTATAAACGTTCTTCCTAAATTTTCTGGATTTTGATTTCTTGGATTTTTTCTTATAAGAGCGTCTTTTTTTGGATTTTCTACCTCCAGATATAGAACAATCTCCTAGACTACAATCTTTTTCTTTATTTGTTTTCTTGGTTCCGTCTTTGGCATTGATGTTTTTTTCTAATTTTTCCAATGCTTTGTTCATATGTTCTGTAAAATTATCAATGTCGGTATTGATAACATCATTATCAAAATGAATTGTAATGGATTGTTTTTGGGTGTTTGATGTTTTATTTCGGTTTCCTAATGAAAGAAAAGTTGCTGTATTGGAGGTGGGATTTTTGTTGGATTTAGTATTCGGTATTGGAGATATTTTTTTTTCAGAAATTCTTTTAGCAATTTTTTTAGCAAATTCCTTTAATCTTTCTGATTGTTCTTTTTCTCGTTCCATATTTGTATTTGTGAGTATATAAATATAAATAGATTTATACAAGAATCAATAATAAATATAAATGATACCTATTCATTCATTTGTTCAAACAAGATTAGATTCGTTTTATGATTCTAAAAAAATTCCTAATTTAATATTTCACGGTGGTTCTGGAACGGGGAAACGAACAATTGTCCACAACTTCCTACACAAAATATACGACGGAGATAAAGGTAAAATGAAATCCAACATAATGGTTGTGAATTGTGCCCAAGGAAAAGGAATCAAATTTATCCGAGAAGAATTGAAACTTTTTGCTAAATCCAACATCCAATATAATAAAGGGGTCTTGTTTAAAACTATTGTGTTATTTAACGCGGATTTTCTCACGAATGACGCACAGTCTGCTTTAAGAAGATGTATTGAATTATTTACAAACAATACACGATTTTTTATTGTTCTCCAAAACAAGAATAAATTGCTAAAGCCTATATTGTCCAGATTTTGTGAAATCCATATTCCAGAATATAAAAACGAAGATGGAAGTTTGCTAAATCTTCATAAAGTAAATTTAGCGACAAAATTTCCAATAGAACACAACAGTTTTGATGAAGAGTTTCATAAATTAATACATTCTAAAGTTCTCAAAAACAAGAAAAAAGATTACGACCAAAGTCTTTTCATTGAACTTTCTACCATTTTGTATGAAAAAGGATATTCAGTGTTGGACCTTATAAAATATATCGAAACCCACGAAATATTCGATAAACAAAAAACTATCAATATATTGATTCATTTTAACAAAATCAAATCGGAATATCGTTGCGAAAAATTGTTATTGTTGTCTGTGTTGGACTACGCATTCATTCAATGATAAGTGCGTTTTAATCAAACACAAAATATCTAAGGAAAATGTAATAATCACATTATGGATGACTTTGTTATTTCCAATTTACACGAATCTAAGAATGAATGGTGCAGTAGATTGGTGTCTATTTTTACACCATTAGTTACAGAAGGAATTCGATCTATGTTTAATGAAGCTTGGAAAATCTGCGTGGATACAGATGAATTAGGAAAATACCTGATGACCTTCCAGAACTTGTTGTCGCGTGTTCCTAAATGGAATGCCATTATTATCGAAGAAGAACGAAAGCGAATCATTGAAAGGTCGGGTTGTTCCTATTTAGAAGATTTGATTACATGTGTTCATATTATTCAATTGAAAGTCCTCACATGTATTCGTGTTGGAAACAAACAGAAACAAATCGACATTGCAATTCCTAAATTGGATAATTTCATACACAAGGTTTACATCCACGTGGCACGTAAAATATACACCAATGTATATTTGTTTGAGAAGAACATCAGTCCATTACAGGTTCAAAAACACAATCGTGAATTGGAAGTCATCATACAAGAATGTATTTTGACGGCTATTCGCGAATCTATTCCAACAGAAGAAATCATTCGGGCTTATATGGATGAATCAGTGGAACATGAAGAAGAGGTTGTAATTGAGAACATTGAAGAACCTGTTATTGATGAAGAAAAGAAGGAAGATGGAGCGAATGACACTAAAGACACTGAAGAAGGTGAAAAGACAATGGAAGGAGGAGAAGAAGAAAAGAAAGAAGAGTCAGTAGTTGAGAAGTTCCCAGAGCCTAAAGAGGAAGTAATTCCCGATGTGGTTCCTACAATAAAGAATGTGGATGAAGAACCGGTCATTACCAGATTGGAGTTCAATGATTATGATAGTGTGTTGGAGAAAGACGATAGTATTGAAACCGTATCAGCACCGAAAACGATTGAACGATTGGAAACTATTAGCACCGAAAGGAATTTACAAAGGAAATTGGATGAAATGGATGACGATGATGATGAAAAACTTACTATTGGAACCGACATTGCTTTGGATAGTTTAGATATTACAGATATGAATAAAGCCGATGATTTTGTTTCATTGGATGACATTGTAGAATTGAATTAGACGGTCCATTCGTAGAAATTTAGCATTTTTATTATGAAGAATTATTATTAAAAATGGAGAACTTGTTTCTGTTTGCTATTTTGACTACAATTTTATATTGTTTAGTAAAAATTGTAGAAATGAAGTATGTAGAAAAAGAAATGAAACCGTTGAAATTTATCGTAAGAGACGCTGTGATTGTATTCATATCTTCATTGGTAGCATCATATACATATTTTTATATGAATGATTCATTTACGGATTTTATGAATGTTGTCACAGAAAACAAATCCCTAAATTTAGAATCCACGCAGATTTTCACAGATGTTCCTAATTTTTGAAACTTCTTATAAATATTTAGTCAAACAAAATTATCATATGGATTATTTCATCGATATGATATGTGATGGATATTAGATATAGGATGGAATATCATCAATGTCAATAATATGTGTATCGAGTTCCATATTTAGAATATCTTCTTCATTTTTGAGAACAAAGTCTTTAAATATAAATTTTGACAATTGGTTTTTAGGAGTATGTTTATGAACGGTCCTTGCGATCATTTTGTATAATTTGAAATTAGGATACCGTTCATCGCCATTGGCTTTATATAAAATATTTTTACCGTTATCATCACACACCCATTCTAATATGAGCTTTTGAACTTCGGATAATTCTTCTGTAGGAGGAACAGGAACATCATCAAACACAAAATCAAACATAGAACATCCTAAACGACAAATATCGAAGGACATATTGGGTTCTAAACGGGGTTTAGAAGAATTGAAATAAGGCTCACAATTGTATTGTGAAGAAGCATCACCGGTTTTGTCGAAACTATCACTACACAAAATACGCCCTTGATACTTGTAAATGGCACGTCCAAAGTCAATAATCTTGTAAATTTTGCCATACGTAGGAACACGATAGACTGTTTTATCATATTTGTAATACAAATACTTTTGAGTAGTTGTCATATACATAATATTATTTGTATGAAGGTCATTGTGTGTAAACTGGAATGCTTTTTGATAGGTTAATAAAGACATAATCACTTGAAACAATGCCGCAATAATTTCATCGTGATTAATGATTTTGTTTGAAAACAAGTCATCGATTGTTCCTTGGCAAGATTCTAAGAAAATCATTTGTGTAGGAAAATCCTTGATATAGGCATTCATCACCTCTTCTTCGCTGTCTTCGTCACTGTCTTCTTCACTAGAACCCTCTTCTTCGCTATCTTCATCTAAGTCTTCATCACCTTCGGATTCTGTGTTTGAATCATCGCTGTTGGAAGAACTTTCTTCGTCACTATCCGATTCAGTATCACTACATTTACTATTATTTGAACTGTTTAAAGAACGGCTAGAGTTGTTTGACTTTTCATAACATAATTCAGTGGTATCAACCAATTCAGAACTAGGAGTTTCAAACCGGTCCGTTTCGATGGTTTCGAAGTCATCTAAATCGATTTCAACGTCTTCTTCTATTTCGAGTCTTTGTTTATTACATCGAGAACCAGTATTTATATATGGACTATCGGTATCATCAAACACATATATATTGTTGTTGTTTTCATTAAAGTAATCGGATTGTAACAAATAATCAATGTCATCGGCAACATTAAATTTGAAATGTTTTTGAATTCCTAAAAAACTACCATAATAATCAAGACCATTGGAAAACTTATGGATGTGTAATAACTGGGAATTTAGATAATAAAAGAAGTTATCGATGTAAGAAGCATTATTTGGACAATTCAATTTAGCAATACAAATATTGGATACATCGGTGGATGTTTGAGAGTCCAGAATAGGTAATACTGGTGTCATATTTTCATATTTACCAATCAAATATTTAATGGGGTCTAACAATGGGGCATATTTAATGAAAACTGGGATTTTGATATCTTCTTTTGATTCAGTGTTGATGACTGTTTCTAAATCTTTGATTTGATATTTCTGATTCAAAGTAATAGAATTAAAATTGTTGGAATTCATTTCGAAAAATAGAGAATAAATTGGATTATATGCTTGTAAGTTTTCAATGTCAAATGGTTGAAAAGGAGGTTCTCCATATTTTTCTATGTATTGAGTTTTCAAATACTCTAAATCGATATTGTTTATTTTATTGTAATGTAGATTCAATTTAGGAGATTCCATATATTTGAACAAAACATATTTTAATGATGTTTTTAACGGAAGTTCGTTAGGTAAGTTTATATTGACTAAATAATTTGTGTGTGACATATATAAAAATATTCAAATATGACACTAGAATTGAAAAAATTTGATATGAAAACGATTACATTCAATCCTAATGAGTCTAAAGCTCCTGTAATTATATTGATTGGAAGAAGAGACACCGGTAAATCCTTTTTAGTCCGTGATTTGTTATATTTCCATCAATCTGTCCCAATTGGAACGGTCATTTCGGGAACAGAAGCTGGTAATGGATTTTATTCAGCTCATGTGCCTAAATTGTTCATACATGAAGAATATAACACTGTTTTGATTGAAAATGTATTACGAAGACAAAAGATGGTTCTCAAACAAATGAAAAAGGAAAAGGAAATGTATAATAAAACAAGCATCGACCCTAGAACGTTTTGTATATTGGATGATTGTTTGTATGATAATTCTTGGGCTAAAGATAAATTAATGCGATTGTTATTCATGAATGGGCGTCACTGGAAAGTAATGTTGATTATCACCATGCAATATCCTTTAGGTATACCTCCTAATTTGAGAACAAATATTGATTATGTATTTATTTTAAGAGAACCTTATTTAACCAACAGAAAACGTATTTGGGAAAACTATGCTTCTATGTTTCCTACACTTGAATCTTTTTGTTCAGTGATGGACCAAACAACTGAAAATTATGAATGTCTAGTAATAAATAACAACACGAAATCTAACAAACTAAATGACCAAATATTTTGGTATAAAGCCGAAAACCGTCCCAACTTCAAGTTGGGCTCTAAAGAGTTTTGGGAAATATCCAAAAATATGGATTCCGACGATGAAGAACAATACGACCCTTCTAAATCTAAGAAAAAATCCGCGGGACAACAAATCACCGTCAAGAAGAATAAATGGTAAATTATTTGATTAGTTTCTGTTTCGCTTTCTTGATAATGTCATCAATTACTACTTTGGCATCTTTTGTGTGACGTAAATGAATACCACAATTATCAGTATAAGAACGTTCTATAAATCCATTTTTATTACACGATTGCTCATATATGTCAAAAAAGTAATAGTTATGAACTTCACACAAACGTTTTAGCTGGTTATTCATATATTTAGTATACTCTCTTCTTTCTTCGTTTGTGCCTAAAAACGGAAAATCAGGATGACCTTTTGCAGTAGTATATAGTGGAGGAACTACATTGTAAACACAAACAAACAAGTTATTGTATTGTTCAACATTCTGTTTTATAGCTTTGAAATAGTTTTCGACGAGTTCATTTATAATATCTTTGTATGTTCTTACACTATTTATATGTTTATGAACATGACATCTACAATCAATTTCTCCAAAACAAAATATTACAATATCATTTTCTTTTACTTGATAATTCGGTGATTTTATATTACAAAGACTTAATCGTTTGGAACCGAAAGAATACATTAATTTAGGCCCTAAATGATGGTCTTTAATGTTTGACATATTATGGTATCCCCATTGAGAGTGTTCCCTAGATGAATGACTATCTCCAAATGTATGAATATTCATATATATTTATATGTGAATATTTATGTTAAATATATTGGTATGGTCATCCTATTTACATAGGACCAGCCATACGAAGACCACCGGCAACACCAGTACCAATGGCGAATGAAGCACCTTGTCTGGCACCAGCACCCATGGATGGGATGAACACGTCCAACACACTAAATGTGGCAGCGGCCATAAGGGCAATGACAATGATTTCTTCAACGTTCAATGACTTCTTAGGAATCACGTATGCGGCAATGGCAACAATGATACCTTCTACAAGATACTTGATGATTCTCTTGACAAGTTCGGTAAAGTCGAAAGATCCAGACATTTCTAATATATTATATAAAAACAAAAAAATTACAAATATATATCAATGAAAATCAACTTAAATAAAATTTATAATATTTCTTATAGTTTATAAGATGTCTGGCTTTGAGCGTAAAGTGTTAGAAAACGGTCAAATCAACCCTAATTATATTGATTTGTGTGATGAAGACCCGCCTATTGCCGGTCAAAAATTCGCTTGTTTATCATTCATTTCTCCTGAAAAAGTCCTAAAGCAAAGGGAAATGTTTTTGTTCGAAGAATTCCTAAAGCAATGGGATTTCAAGAAATCTATGGATAAATTTTTCGATTTCATCCATTTCATTTCATACAAATATGGATTAGATGTGGAGGCTCTAATTGCGGATTACACCGATTATGTTCAAGACGAAGGCACTAAATTAAAGGCTCAGGGTGCTGAAGATGATTTCAAGAACTTCATGGATAAAAATGAAGATACATTAAATGCTAAATTCCAGAAAGAGCATCAATTCCAAACTTCTGTGCGTGGATTGAAAATCCGTGGTGTATTTCCCACACAAGAAGAAGCAGAACTAAAGTGTAAGAAAATTCGCGAGTCTGACCCTAATCACGATATTTTGGTTGGACCTGTTGGTTTATGGTTGCCTTGGGACCCAGATGCTTACAAGACTCAACGTGTGGAGTTTATGGAAGACGAGCTAAATCAATTACACAGTGAGAAAATGAAGAACGAGGCCAAGGCCAAGGAAGAATTCGAAAAGCGTGTAAAAGATGCTAAAAGAAAGGCCATCGAAGATAATATTAAGAAGGCTGAAAAGAGCGGAAATGTTCTTACACAAACATTGGATGACCAAGGTAATTTGGTGGGTGTTACCGAGACCGTTGATTTCGAATCTCGTGAAGCTACTACTGAAGAAGAAACTAAGAAATACAATGAAGAGTTGGCACAAAAGGCTCAAACACAAAGTGAAGAAACTCCCTAAATAAAAAATGGTTTTGTATGAATCTATTTTATGAAATCATTTATTTCATAAAATTGAAAGGCCTTTTTCTTTATATTATCATTTTTATCTTGTGTTTGATTTTTAGATGGAAGTAGTGATAACATACATAAAAGGATATCCTAGTAAAACGAAACTAACATATAGACACGAAGATGTTGTCCAACGTATTGTTTCTGAATGGTCAAACAATACAAAACCTACAACTCGTCAGCGTCAGCATCAGAATCAGAATCGTAAATGATCTGGAGTGTTTTCCTGTCGAATTTGCCCAATTCATCGTGTGTTTTCAAGTTGTATAATGTATCATTGGTGTCGATCAAATATGTAACATTATGTATTACGATCTTCGTCACCTCGATTTCATCTTCGGACTCTTCCTCTTTTTCTTTCGGTTTTTGTTCGTCCTCTGATTTTTGAGCCTCTGGCTTTTCGTCTGGCGGTTTTTGACAATTACGAATAATTTCATCGAGTAATATTTCTTCGGGAGAGCGATTATCCACGATTTCCTTTCTTTTTCTTCCTCGCTTTTTAGGTGGCTGAGCTGGGTCGACGGTTTTTTCTTTTTTTACTTTTGGCTTCTTATTTTTAAGGCGAGTTTCTTTTTTTAGATTTTTATGAATCATTTTGAAATCTTCTAAATAATGGTCGAAGAATTCCTTTTGTATTTCAACACTGTGAAATACGTGGAATTTCTCCAAGCATTCGGTGAAAGACTCGTCGGTCAATTTGCCACTACTCTTCAGTTGGTTCAATATCCAATATGAATATACTACAAGTTGATTATGTTTGGCAGGAAGTGATTTCTTGATTGGTGTTTGAGAACTCATATTTAATTATTGATTTACTAATTGTTGTTTTATGCTGTTCTAGAATTTTTGAAAAAAACATTTCAATTTTTTTACATTTTATAATTAAATTTGGACATAAAATTAATACAAAAAAAAATACTATAAAATCCAAAAATATATAATAAAAATGTATATACATAATGAACATATCAAACAACTATAGATCAATATTGAATTCACCATCAAATACTGTTCATATACCGACATCAGTTACCAATTCAAATCAAACTCTACCTTTAAAAACCTTACCTTTAGAATTTTATGCGAATATGGGGTCAAGCGTTATAAAAAAATTACAAAGAATATTGGAATATAGTATTACTTCTGTTCCTATTGGAGTTATTCAAAGCTTTGATAATTTAATCAGTCAATTACAATTAGATACAAGATATTTAATTCCAAAATCCGGTTCTTTTAATGATGTATATAGATTTCAGTCTCAAGGTTTAGCAATAAGAGTATCAAAAACACCAACACCAATTCAAATACGATTAAAATCCACTACTACTAATCCCACTACTACTAATCCTACATGTGTAATATATGTGTCTCCCAACGATAATAATATAAAAGAATTAGAATTGATAAAAAAAACAAAAGACAATTGGGAATTGGCTTCATTAATAAGTATTTGCCCTAAAATATTTTTCAATGGCTATATAATAAAGTCGAATGGACTGCTCTATTCAGTAACTATCACTGAGTGTTATGAATGTGATTTAGGTTCTTATTTTACAGATAACATTAAAGGATGGGATTTAATTAAAGAAAGAAGAACTCTAGTAGAAGATGATTTTGTGATTGGGTTCACTGGTTTCACTTTTGGAAGAACTAGGAACTACGATAAAGCAAAGAAAAGGTCCATAATTGCCAAGAAACTTATGGAATGCTTCACAAAATTGGCAAAAGAATTAAAAGTAATATGTTTTGATATAAAACCATTAAATGCTGTAATAAACGACCGTGGAGATAATAAAGATCAAATCGATGTAAGATTAATTGATTTGGATGTAGACTCTTGTCATGATTATAGTAATATATTACAAAGATCTAGTTCTGGAGATACGGGTCAAACAGATAAAATTATTGATATTATGAATTTGTATATGGCTAATCTATTTTATAATCACACCGGTTGTAATATTTTTTATGAAATATTTACACATCGTGATTTTGGTGGATATTTAAGAACTAAGGACATAATTGATAAAAATGGAGACATAAATAAATTGAAACGTACACGTGACGGTCAAACTAAATACGCCGGACCTATAGAATCTTTAATAGAATTGTGGTGTAATTTAAGAGGTTCTAATTCTAAAATGAACCGTTTTGATGAATTGGCAAAGCATTATTTTCAAGATTGGTATAGATGTAGGCCTGAAATTGTATACGATACAATGAGTTGTAGAGAAACTTTTGAATTTGTTTTACGTAATTCGATAAAACACTATAATGAACCAGTCATGAATTATTGGAGTCAATTTCATCGAACTCCTGGTGGAAGTAAATCAAAAACAAAATCAAGAATATTACGTAGAATAAAGAAAAAGACAAATAAGAATAGAAACAAAATTAAAAGAAAATGTAAAAGAAGTCGTCGTAAAAATTAACTTAAATTTTATTATCATACACTATCTATTTTTACGCGGTCTTCCTCTACCACGTTTCTTAACTAATTGTTGACGGCACACTGGGCAACTATTGGAACCACGATTGGTATAATCTACCCAACAATAAACACACAAAGGATGAGCACATATTTCACCAATTTTGTATGTTTCATCATTGAGCACATCCCAACAAATAGAACACGTTTCTGGTAAATCATCTATGACAGAACATTTTTTCTCTGGTTCCGGAGATTTTTCTATAGCCTTCATTTCCGCAACAAGGTCGTTTGTATGATCGAAAGAACTAGCACGAACACACGGAGCAACCGTTTCCCAATCATGCCCAACAATATATGTATGAAGCAGATTATTGGAACTAGCTAAATTTCCAATAATCCAAACACAATAACCACCTGACTTCCATTCATTCTCATGATAGAAACTTTGTTCTCCTACAATAATACGTATTTCACAACCATTTTTGTGTATCAATTCACCAATGGCTTCTGTTCCTAATGACAAAAGAGGCACCAACAAAGCAAATGGTTTTCCTAATTCATAACAACGTTCTAGAAAGGCCCTTTTCAAGGTAAATGGTGGATGGGCAACAATGAAACCAACATCTGACGGTAAGGGTTCTACCAAGAAATCGTGATGTTCTTCTAAAGTGAATAAATCGCGACAAATAACATTATGACCGTTCTTTGTCAACTCATTGGCCATCATACTTTTACCGCAACAAGGGTCCAACACAATTCTACCTTTGAATGGCTCCAATGTGGATAGAATGGTCTGTGTAGTAGACGGATGGGTCTCAGCCAAATCGTCTACTTCTGGAATGTCTGTTGTCCTTGAAAGTAAATTCATCAGTGGGTCATCGTTGAACAGATTCAAATTCAAGTTCTCCATATCTCTCAATAAATCATCTGTTGGAGATTCCTGTTTCTGTGAAGATGTATGAACTTCGTATTCCAGTTCGCGTATTTTGACCTCATAATTGTTTCGCATCATTTCATATGCTGCCATAGTGATCGTTTCTTCATGTTCTGCGTTCTCTTTTACAGAAGACCGAGAAGAATCCCTTGATGGAGTAGCACTAACCGTTTCACCATACACAATGTCTTGGATCTTCTTATAAAGAAATCTCATGTGGTTCTTCAACCGGTTCGCTTCGCGTTTGATGGTTCGGTCTTCTTCATCCGGTGTTGTATTACCCACCG